AGTGCTCGAACCTTATACATTTGGGGGTATAACAATACCAGTAGGTTATGAGACTAATGGTGCTGATGTTCCATTATTCGCCACTCTTATCATACCTAGATACTTACCAAGTAATTTACCTATGGTTGCTATGCACGATTATCTAACTGACCTAGGTAAATATGAGTTGGCTGATAATATGTTTGAGGGTATGTTTAGAGCTGATAAATGGACTACACGTCGAGCTTTAGCTGTTAAAGCAGTTAGATTTTATCATAAGATTAAATACGGAGTTAATTGATGTCTGAGGATGATATTAGAAATTTGTTAGCAAAACATGATACAACTTTAGATCATCTAATGGTAACTCAAACTGAAACAAATAAACGATTAGAGGAGATTACTAAATTCTTAACAAAGCAAGTAGTGTTTAGTAATAAACTTGAAAACATGGATAGAGATGTGGCTGAAACTTTTAAACGTGTTCATGATGATATAACCAACTTGTATAAAATTCAAAACAGTACAGATGGTTGTAATAGTGTTAGATTACTCACAAAAGATATAGAAGCTATTACAAAAGATTTAGCATCTATAGTTAAAATCACAAGTGAGCAGCAAACAGCTATTAAAAATGTTGCAGCAAATCAAAGTAATTACCCTACTCCAGCTACAATAAGATGGGGTGTTGGTATTTTAATTTTAGGCGCTGTAAGTTTTAGTGGTGTGTTTATTCAAAACATGAATACGAACACGGTACTAGCAGAAATAGTAAAAAGTAACAGCCACGACACAGGCTTACTTATGGAAAAAGTTTTTATACATAATAAGGATAAATAATGTGGAGTTCTATAGCAAGTATTTTTACAGGTGGTGTTTCATCTACAATAGGTGATATAGCTAAAGAGTGGATAGAAACAGATAAAGAAAGTGCTGAAGCTAGAGCAATAATGGTTAAAACCTTAGATCCTAATGGCAAGATGCGTAGAGATTTATCTATCTTTGCTTCAGTTGCTTATGGTTTTTATCTAATTGCAGCTACAATTTTAGTATTTTTAGTATCTTTTGGTGTTGGAGATGTTGATGGAGGTAGAATAGCCTTAACTGAAATGACATCATTATTCTTACCAATTACTACATCATGGGGTGTTATAGTAACAGCTTCGTTTGGTGTAAACTATAAAAATGTAAATAAAGGTGTTTAAAAATGTGTAGAGAATGTGGAAAACCGTGTAAAAATGGTATGATATGTGATGAGTGTTTGGAGAAATTACGATGAATTATTTTGAATTTGATGAGTTTAAGTGTAAATGTGGTTGTGGGATGAACAGACCATCTAAAGAGCTATTAGATAAAACTGATAAAGCCAGAGGGTTAGCTGGAATACCTTTTATAATCAATAGTGCTTGTAGATGTCCTAAACGAAATATAAATGAGGGTGGTAGTGAAACAAGTTCACATATAACAACAGATGTTAAAGAGTGTGAGGCTGTTGATATTAGATGTAATAATTCAACAGAACGTTTCGCTATTGTATTTGGTATGTTAAGTGCTGGTTTTAATCGTATAGGAGTTGCTGGAGATTTTGTTCATGGTGATGTGGATAAAGGTAAAGCTAAACAAGTGATGTGGGTGTATTAAACCCACTCACAATCTTTAAAGAATGGTTTAAGACCATTCTCTACTAAGTCACGTGTTTCGAGCTGTGTATGTTTATCAGTACGTTGTTTTATAAAGTGTTCCCAAGCATTTGAGTTATTTGTATAACCTCCGATAACAAATACTCTATTTTGTAACATATCGTGACCTCTATCAAAAACCTCTTTACGAGTTATTTGATGATTTTTCATAACATTTTTAAGTTCAATAGAACTCCAGTTAAGTATGTTTTCGTTCCATTCAAATTGAGAAATAGTATCTACTTCATTTGGTTTCCAATACCCTCTATCACACTCAGCATATCGTTGTGAGTGAGATACAGTAGTGAGTTGTGTATGGGTGGAGATTTGACCATATATGAAATATGGAGCTTCAATTTTAAAAGCTTTATAGTGTTTAAAATCTACAACTTTTAAAACTTGTTCCAAACTCCATCCCCAATTTAAAAGCTCTCTTGCATTTGTGTAATATTTACGACCTTTCATAAAACCAAAATATTGACTATGGTGAGTCAATATAGCCATATATATGACACATGGTAAAAATTCTAGTACACGACTTGCTTTATAACCAACACTTTCTGTTAATAAACGTTCAAAAAGCTTTTTAGCATTTTTTGGTTCTTTATCACGAACAACTCCAGCTAAATCAGAAATATATAACTCTAAATCTTCTAATGTGGTTCTGTTTGATATAATTTCTTCTACTTTCATTTTATAACCCCTGCCCTTTTGCATACTTCATCAAAGCTTTTGCTAATTTGAATAAACTACCATACTTAGTAGTTGTTAAAGTGTTATCATTATGTAACACCCACTCTTTACCATCTTTACTTATTTTAAACTGCATCTTAATAATCCTCTTTAAAAAGTTTAGGAGTTTTGTTAGGTTTCACTCTACACTTACCCTCATAATCTGGTATATATGATCCATTTGTTTCAATAGACATCAAAACCTCATGTAATACTGTTTCAACATCATATCCACTACTTTCAAGTAGGATTAATGTTTGAACACATAATTTAGCATTATATGAAACATCTACATCATCTCTTATTTGTTTACGAGCTTCAACTTTAACTCTTTCAAATACTTTAAACATTTTCTAACTCCTCTATAAGTAGTTCTAAATAGTGTTTTGCTTTTTTCAAATCTTCTACACCATTTTTATTTTTATATCTTGTTACATACTTTATAACATTACCCTCACAAAAACCTAAATCATTTTTAAATATATACTCAATAGGTTGTATTGTAGAGTTTTTATAATGCTCACCACCTACTTGTATATTTAAAGCATTTTCATCTAATGGTTCATATATCATAATTTTCCTTTGTTATCGAATACGACTTTTTGAATATTTTTAATAAGAGTTTTAGTAACCTCTCTACTCTCTTTAAGAACATCTTTAGAGGTTTCATCTGATGTTTGCTTATAGCAAAAACTTGTACTGTATGGTAAAAAATTACTTCCATACATTTTAGTACATACATCTTGTTCAGCGAAAGCTAAACTCTCAACTGCATCAAATATAGCAATTCTATAATCTTTTCCACTAAAATCTTTAATAGTCATACTCCAAGCTTTGTTGGAGAGTTCAATATAAGCTTTGTTTTGAGCTTGTGATGTTTTACTACGTAACAATTGAAATAAACGAATAGTTGTAGCATTGTTTTGCTCTGTTTCGTCAAGTAGGGAGTTTATAAGATATAATATAAAACTACCAACTATAATAGATTTTGCTTTTTCAGTTTTAGTCATTGTTTAGATCCTATCTTCTCTATAACAGGGTTTCTAAGTTCATGTAGGAGATTTTCCAGCACTCTTACTGCTATTTGTCTAGTTTCTGTATCTAAAACACTTAGATTTCTAATGGCTTCAACAACTTTATACTCACCTCTAGCTCTTAAAAACTCATCTGTAATTCTACTTGTTAAATACTGCTCAGTCATTTTTCTATGATCAATACTATTTGAAGTATAATTAGGAAGTGTTGCAATAGCTTTTAATTCAGCAACAGCCTCTAATTGAATACCAGATGGTGTTTTTTTTTCTGTAAATTTTATAGTAAGCATTTTAAACACCTCTTACTAGAATTATCATTGATATTATAACAATACTAAAAGATATTGGTAATAAGATGTTATCAAACTCACCATACTTTAAACGTAATCTAAAATCACTAAACTTCTCTTTTAAATTTTTAATATCGTGCTTCATCACTCTATCCTTTCTACTTTCCTCTAACATGAACTTGATACGTTCACATTCTTTTTTATCAGATGTTTTACACAGTATCATCGGTGTTTCATCATCAACTAGCATATATTCAAGTGTTGGAACATATCTACAAATTCTAAGCACTTTTAATCTCCTATTATCAATCCACATAATTTAATACGTAGACTTAATATTTTATGAGCCTTATACAACTCAAAACTTTTGTAATTCATAATAAACCTTTTTATTAAGATGTGTAAATTATAAAAGGTTTAACCTTTCAAACTCCTTAATAATACCTTTAACTTGTTTTAAACTCCAAACAACAGTAACACTTGCACCAGCTTTTCTAAGTTTGTTGTGATTATATATTTGAAGTTGTGTTGGTTTATGATTTTTTGTTCTTTTTACCTCAAACCAAAAGCTATGACTTTTGTAAATGCAATGAATATCTGGTATTCCACTCGGTGATGGTTCATGTTTATATACAAAAGATTTTTTAAGAGTTTTTAACCATTTTATAATCTCTGTTTGTATTGCACTTTCAAGTTTCATAGAAACCTATCTCATCTTGTTCAAGTTCATCTACGTCCTCTAAAAACTCTTTTAAAAGTTCTGGTATAGTTTTTCCACGAAATTTAGCTAATCTTCTAAGCTTTTCATACAGCTCATTAGTTAGTTGTAACGGTTTATGTGTCATTCTATTACTTGCCATTTTTGTTATACCACCTTGATGTGAAATTTGTTTTATTACTTACAGCTTTATAAATGTAGCTATCTATACCACTGAGTAAATAATGAACATTTATAGGTTCTTTACGATTAACGTTCATCAATCTACCTTTAACCTGCTCGTGAGTAGCTGAACTAAATGCCATAGAATATACAATCATAGTTTTAAAATGACTTAAATCTACACCTGTACTCATTTTAGTTGTACTACCTGTATGAGGGAATAGTGTCTCTAAGTATTTTTGCTCGTGAACATAATGTGAGAGGATTATTGTAGTTTCCGTGTTGAAGTTTTTTAAGATATATTCTACTTTCGGTGGTACTTTTTTGAGGTAGTGTAACTCTTCTTCACCATTTACAGCAATACCACCACTTATTTGATGTAGCTTTATAAGTAGTTTAATAGGTGTATCAGCTAGAATATCATACTTTGGTATAACTAAGTCATCTTTTAGCTTATTTGATAGCTTATTCTGCTCCTTAGTCATGTCTATATTATGTATAACTTCTTTAGCTTCATGTTTATGACCTGTATTATCTCTTGTTAGTTTTACAACAAGGTGTTTAATTGCTTTTATAATCTTTTTCTCTTGTGTTTTTTTGTAGCAGGGAACTTGTCTAGTTCCTGTATAAGTTGTAGATGGTATCCCGTAGTCCTCAAACCATAAAGTGAAGCGTTTATATGGAAATGGTGACCATGTGCTAAGAGCTAACATAGAATATAACCCACCATAACCCTCTGGTGTCGGTGTACCACTAGCATAAATTATAAACTTATTTTTTGTAAACTCTTTTACTTTTTTCCAAATGCTGCTAAACTTTGGAGTTGCTTGTGAGATATAGAGATGACATTCATCCAATATTAACAATTGATAGTCATCTTTGTTCTTTTTATCAATAGAGTGATAGTTTATTACATCAACCTCCACACCTATAGCTTTAGCTTCTGATTGAATACCATCAATACTATCTTTTTTAGTAACTACGAGTGTTCTATATCCTCTTGAAGCATCTAAAAAACTCCTTGTCTTACCAGAACGTATTTGACCCCATAACAAACCTATCCCATAAGTTCTAAGTTTCTTTTGAAGCTTTTTAGATGCTTTTCTTTGAGCTTTTTTAAGTGGGTTTTTATAAGTATTTTTCACGATAAACCTTGTATTTATTATTTTTTAAATAGTCTATTATAAATTTCCTATCCAACTCTTGATAAGGGTATGGTAATGATCCAAATATTTTACAGATTATTGTTAGATGTGTTGAGGTTGGTTTTAAACCACATTGCTTTAGCCACTCTCCAACACTATGTGTAATTTTATAATCATTACCACTAGGTTTTTTAAACTCATTTTTAAGCTTTTTTCTAAGCTCTTTGTATTCAGTTTTCATAAGCTTGTAGGTTTCTTTTCTAGTATAACTAAAGATTTTTCAATATTACATGAGCTTGTTACAGTAATATTAAATAATGTATTATCTTTCATTTATGCTCTCCCAAAACTTAATAGCTTTTATAATATCGTTAGCTCGTTTACCATCTCTAATTAACCATTCTTGCAATAATATTGAAGCTAATTCGCTATTTAGAATTGTTATACGACTATCAATAATATTTTTAGGAACAGGTAATGGTTTATTATCACCATATAAGTATTTAGTTGGTTTCATTACTTAAGTCCTTTGAAGATAATTGAAACTGTTTGTATATTAAAACCATTTCCAATCATCTTATGTCGTTGAGTTTCCGATACATGATTTGTAAAAACTTCAGGAACACCCATCAAGAGTTCACATAAGTTTGACTTCATTTTATAAAATCTATCACCAATTTTTATATTAGTACAACTACTATTACTTATATTTTGACCACCAGCACTTAAACATCTAGCTTTATCATCAAGTGTTTTAGTATTAGCTATTGTTTTTTTATATGACATTGTACCGGGTATTTTTGAGTTATATCTATCTGTAATATCTTCTAAGTACACATCTTTATCATCAATATTAAAATATGAACCTATTGTGATATTTTTAGATGGTAAGTTTTTAGGTTTTTTGAAATTAAACCAATAAAGCCGTTTTCGCATTGAACCTGTGAAATCACCACTCTCTATGAATAGTGGTTGAATATTTAGAGTGTTTGATATAATATCTTCCCAATGTTTAGACATTTTAACATTTTCCAATAAGAACTTTAATTTTGGATTATACTTTTTAAGTATTTTTAAAACTCTAACATACTCCCAAAATAAATAAGACTGTCCATCAAACTCAAAACCATCTTTTTTAAGTTTTTTGTATTGTTTAAGAGTTGTTATAGTAATTCCACAACTTGTACTACTACCTTTACGTTTACCAGCTAGTGAAAAACCTTGACAATTATGAACTATTGTATTATTTGCAGTATAACTGTTATCCATTTCAACTTCAATATTAAATACTTGTTTTTTTTCATTAGTATAAGTAGCACTTTTAAAAGGTAGCCATATGATATCATCAATAACAACAGCTCTACTTTGTTTTTTCATATTTAATCTAAATTCAATACTATATGTATCATTTTGATTAACTACTCTATTTTCTATAATACATTTTTTTGATCTTTCTGTATATGTATAGCTACTATTAGTTTTATAAACTTTTGCTACTACTTGAGAGAGTGACATAATTAATTCTTCACTTATTGAGGTTGCTCTAACTGTATTATTTCTAAAACTACCATCACCATCAATATAACCTTTTAATACTTTTTTTAATAATTTTACTGGTAGATTTATAAAAATTTGAGGTATCTTTTTATTAATAGCCCCTACTCCACAATACTTCTCTGCTATTTCTACTAATCTTTTGTTTGAAAATACAGCTCTATGAACATTTGTTGTATGTTTATAACAACTAAAATGATTATTTTTTATAAAATCTAAATCATTTAATTTATGTGAACCTATACTTAATATTAGTTGCCAATGTCTATCTTTAGGTCTGTTATCTGTAGTTTTTAAATCTTTTCTAGTGTGACCGTCGGCTACATATCTACCCAATATATAACACTCCTCTTCGGTTAAGTTTAAGACATTATCTTTTTCATTATTTATAGGTATTCCTAAAAAATCACCTTTAGTTATATTTTCAGCATTTTTCCATATAGGTTCTTTGAAAACTCGTTCATATATTCTTTTTTCTTTATTCCAAACTCTATACATCTCTCTAATGTAAAATGGATGATTTTTAGTTGTTTCAGTAGGTTTAATACCTTGAGCTTTAATAATTAAAGTTTCTTTTAAATCTCCACCTATATTTAATACTTTTTTAAATGATTTTGTATGAGTGAACACCTTATCATTAATTGTAATATCTTCTATGTTTTTATAACCATCTGATGTTATTATTTTAGTTCCAGCTACGAAACAAGGTGATCCTCCAACAAGTAAATCAATTTTCATTTTTTTTAACTGTTTTTTAGTGAGTTCTGTAACACTACCGATATGCTTTATATCTGGGTAATTAGCTTTTGAAACTGTAATAGCATATTTATCAATCTCACTAGCATAATAGTTTTTTACTTTTATGTTAGCATCGTCAAGCGCTAACCTTGCACCACTCATACCATCAAACAGACTTAATATATTCATTTTAAATTAACCTTTTCTTTTAAGATATCTAAGTATATAAAGTTTAACCTTTTGTAATGCTTAATCAATCCTTTTATCTAATATTTCATTCAAATCTACACATTTATGTAATATATCATTTTCTATAAACTCTTTCATTTCTGTGAAAAAGTCGTATGTTATCTGTTCAAGTTTAGTTAATTTATAATTCATAAGACTATCACTATCTAAACAAAACATTGCAACTCTTAAGTATTCATTTATAGAGCTGGTTGTAACATTACCATCATAAATTGCAATAGCTTTAGCAATACGTGAGGTGTTCCAATATTCATTTAACACCATGAACATATCTTGATTAAACATCTTAACAGACTTTTTAAAGTTTTTAAGCTTTAAAAAATAATCTGTTTCGATATAAGTTATGCAAGAATTATTCTCCCAGCTAAAAGCTTCTGGGTGTTCCTTTTTTAGTTCTGGTATTTGAGTATTTGATATATTATAGTATTTGCAAAAAGCCGAAACTCTCATTACCATTTCATAACTCTTTTAAACTTCTTTATAAAAGCTGTTTGTCTTTCTTTTTTTCGTAAGATAGCTTTTGGATCACGCTTACCTATATGTACTTTATGATCAATATTTTCAGCATATTTAAACCACTCATCTGATGTATCTGGTATATTGTTACCGAAATCTTTAATATCTTTTAATACATTGTTTAAAATGTCAATATATCGTGTGTAATCTGTATCTACATTATTACCACGTCTATGTTTAGAGTAATTATCAATTGCTGCAAAAACTTTATCATCTATTAAAAAGTGTCTAAGCTCTCTCTCAGTACAAAAATAGACACCACCTGTTTTTCCATTACTTCTACGTAGTACCGCAGCTTTACTAACAACTTTAGAACTTGTACGATATATTAATTGAATAAGTGTAGCAAGTTCTCTACGATCTGTTACATATTTTTGAATATGTGTTGTGTTTACCAATCTATTACTCATTTTATAAAAGTCCTTATTTTTTTTATTAAAATTAATAAAAAGCAAGACGGTTTATGTCTTCTTTTTATATTATTGTTTAGTTTTATTATTGAAGTTGTTGGAGTGTTTTTATATGTTTTCATTACTTACTATTTACCAGCATTATGAACATCTTGTAGAAGTTTTATAGCTTCTTTCATATCGTACATACTTACTCGTATTTCTTCATCACCTAATTTTAGAATAACTAATTGAGATGTGTAGAAATTTCTTTCAAAGTTTTTATTTAATTCTAAATATAATTGCTTATCACCACACTTTTTCTTTTTGTTAAAGAAACATTCTTTTGAGAAACCTGTGATGGTTATGTTTAAATCTTTTTGATATGTCATTTTAAATCTCCTGTAAACAATGTTATACCTTTTTTAGGATGCCAAATATTCATATCAACTAAGTTTCTAGTTAATATCGCATAATCTTCATCAAACCCTTTACTTTCATAAGCTTTTACAACACCTTTCCAATCCCATCCAAACTTATCTAAAAGTTTTTTAGCAGTTAGTAAACCTACTCTAGGTAGGGCTGGGATTTCATCAACAGGATCACCAGCTAACACTTGCATTAACATAAACTTATGAGCATCTTCTTTAGAAGTTTTTACCCAATATCTATGTTTATAGTGAGAGTTAAACCATCTACCAGCAACACCTTTGAATAAATCTTTATCAGTTGTAAAACCTAAACCACCTTTTTTAACATAGTATGAAACAACCTCATCAGCTTCTGTGTTTTTTTCAAAATGATATTTTTTCATAGCCCATTTTTTCAAAGAACTTAATAGTGGGTTTTTAGTCTCACGTTTAGCTTTATACTCTGGGTAAATATCATATCTAAAGTTTTTATGATCACTTAGAATAACTCGTATTTTTCCAATAGTCCAATTATAAGCTATACTTTCAACTTCAGCAGTTGTTATATAATCTTCTATAATAGCTTTAAAATGTTTTTTATACGGTGTTAAGTCTATCTCAATTGTTTCATCACCAAACCCTACAAAATCTGCATCACTATCACCATCAACTTCATCAAAACCATCATTATAATCTTTTGAAAATGCAACTAAATAAAGTATATGATCAGCATCTATAACAATATCTCTAGTATTCATAATAATACTCACAATCATCGCCATATACTATAGCTGTATTATGGGGTGTACTCATAAAAGTTACAAAGATTAATAAACCTATTGCCATCCCTACCAAAATTCCTGATGCAATTACTGTTAAATCTCTAATCATTTTTAAATTAACCTTTTCTTTTAAGATATCTAAGTATATAAAGTTTAACCTTTTATAATACTTAAATCTTCTAATATTAGTTGTTGATTATTGATAATAATGATGTTTTGTTTAGCTAATAAGAATGTCGTTACACCTAGTGCTATAATTATTATGATAAAACTTACATCTTCTTTTTCCATCTTAAACTCCTAGTTTCTTTTTAAAACTTATATAATGAAACTCACCATCATTTTGTGATTTTACATAACCATCAAATACGATGTATTTTTTCATCTTAAACTCCTAAATCTTCTAAAGCTGTATAAGCTAGTTTTATATATTTAACATAATCTATATCATCTGGTATAGTTTCTGTTAAATCTAACATAGGTTTTGCTCCATCACTTTTAGGTACTTTGTTACCGTTTGATTTATAGTGGATACTTGAACCATTAATACTATAGTAATATCTAACAACTTTACCTAAATAAGTTCCTTTATCTTTTACATATTGAGCTTCGAGTTGTTCACGCTCTTTTATAATCTTTTTAGTAAGTCCTCTTTTACTGTTAAGTTTATCTTTCCAATCTGGTGGGAACTGTTCTGGGTATTTTTTAAGCATTTCAAACTGATACTCACGTGTTATTTCATTATTATAATCACAATCCTCACAAGTTAGAGGGCAAAATTTATCACTACCTCCGTACATAGCTCCACCACGTACTGTACGTCCTACTAAAAATTGTCTAACATCTTCGCACTCTTTTATAGTTTTTTCAATATTAGCTCCAGTATGTAAGTAGTTTCTAACAGCTTCATAGACTATAGGAGCATCTATATTTTTATCTAAAGCATTTGTATCAATCACACCATCAAAACCTATTAGAGGTTTGGCATAAGCTCCTTTAGATTTAACATATCCACTTTCAGTTATGTTTACGAAACTATTAACATCTCTTAAGTGCATACTCTTAAATGTTTCAAACTCCATAGTTACTTTACAAGTTTTATCAAGTTTTGCGATAATTTTTTCAACTTTTTCAACTTTTTTTCTAGGTACTTTAATTGTTATACCGTCAGTATTACCATATATAACTTCATAACCAGCTAGTTCAAGAGTTTCAATATACATAAGTAGTATGAGCTGTCCTGTTAAAGTTGTATGCAGCATTACAGATGGGTCATACAACTTTGAATATCTCTCTGAAGTTTTACCAAAAAATGAGTTCAGAATTAGTTTATAACCGTTACTCATACTCAAAGCATCATTATATTCTGTAGAACCTTTTTCAAGTGTTTTTAATTTAGGTTTTAAATCTTTTGTACGTGTGTCATAAAAACCCTTGTAAACTTTTAAGAACTCATCACCAAGATGTTTAATGAGGAATTTATTTTCAATAATCATAGTAGGGTAAAATGATGTAACATCTATATCAAGTAAAACATTTTTCTCATCACTATAAAACGATGTACTCTTAGGACTTAAATGTAGACCACCAATACCTAACTGAATATGATATTTGTGTGAAAACTCCCAACACTTTAATTTAGCGGGTAATTCTACTTTCTTAGCATCACTTAGTAAAAATTTATGTTCATGTAAATATTTATAAAGTTCTTTGAACTCTTTTGTTTTAAACTTTATATATTTTGGAGCTTTATACCATATATGAGATGGTGCGTCTGGTCGTGGACCGTCATATCCAATCTCTTTTAGTATTACATTTTGGGCTATGTTAGCACCATTGAGTGATCTTAAATCTAAACCATACTGTTTTGACATTTTCTCACGCAGTTCTAAATCATTATGTAAAATTTTATATAAATCTTCGGTTACGAGTAAATCATTTTCACAATAAGACTTAAGATTTTTACACTCTTTTTTAGTTAGTTCTTTATTTGGGTCATAAGGTAATTCCCATAGTTTGTTAGAGTGCATACGTGTGCCATAAAGTTTTAGAGGTGCTTGACCTTTTGCCACATTCATAATATCTATATGATCAATTTCAAGCTGTTCATTATAAGCTATACCCATTTTTTTAAATAGTGCAAACTTATTAATCTTATCTATAATTATAGCTTTAGATGCTAAATACATTTGATAAGTTGAAGCATTTTTTAAAAGTGCATAATTTACCAAAGGTATGTCGTATCCATTACCATTGAATGTTATTATTGTATTGTTAAGTAAGATTTTTGTTATCTTCTTAATATCTTTTTTAGAAAACTTATCAAAACTTTCAAACGTTTTAAGTTTACCTTTATCACTTCTAAATGCAAACAGTGTATAATTTTTATATACTTCTATATCTAAAATCATTGATGAACCTTTTTTTATAATGTGTGATTGACATAACAATATCTTACATAGCTCACAACGGCTATTGTATTGTTTCAATACTAAATTAAAAACTCTACCTGAGTTCTTAAGTAAGTTTTGAAGTGATGGGAGAACGTCTCCCCCATCTGAGTAAGGTAGTTTGTGGTTGTGTGTAGATTTGCACTACTAAGTAGGATCATCACTCCCCTTATACTAGGGTCAAAAAGGTTACTAAAAACCCCCACAACCATATGTAGCAACCCAAAAGGGTTACTTTTTCTTCTTTTTCTTTTTCTTAGGTTTATCATCAGAACTTTCAGCAAACTCTGAATTATCAAAACTATCAAAGTCTCCATCTTCTTCATCAAAACCATCATTAGGTACGTATTTAACAAACTTAAGAAGTTGAATACCATTTAACCACAGACTGATACCAGCTTTTTGTGATTTACCTTTACCATTAGTATAAACACTAACTGAACCTGAAATACGACCTATTGAGCCATTACCAATACCAACACCATCTGGTAAAGGTGTTTCAACATTTTTAGGGTTTTTAATAGTAATTTTTTGAGGATTACCATCAGCTTTAATTGCCCGTGTTTTGAATGAAAATGTAAAATCACCATCTTCAGTTTTTCTCATAAACTTGTTAGCTGGTGGTTTATCCCATTTTGTAGGTTTACCATCTTCAAAGATTTTTAATAGTTCTTTTTCAAACTTTTTAGCTTCTTTTTTACCTAACACTAAAGTTGCTGTATATTCTCTGAATTTTCCATCAAAATCAAGTTTACCATCACCTGTAACATTTACATATCTTAGTTCACCTTTTGGTGTTACTACTTTTTCAAAATCTGCCATTTTATAACTCCTGTTCTAATGTGTATTGAATTTTTCCAGCGATTTGAGTTATCGCTACAACTTTTAATTTTAAACTTGTATTGGTATCGAGCTGATACTCTTTACCTAATTCAAATATAGCTGGATCGCTTATATTATCATCATCTTCAGAGTGAACCTTAGTTAAAGGTACACGTGGTGCTTGTTTATATAACATTACTTACTCGCTTTTTTAAGCTTCTTAGCAAGTTTTTTAGATGCTTCAGTATCTGTCATTTTGTCGATGAGCTTTTGAGCTTTTTGGAAGTCTTCTTTTTTAATGGCTTTTTTACAAGCTTTAGCTAGTGCTTCATTATCAACAGGTTCTGAAACATCATTAGCTGGTTGTTCGCTAGGTTTAGTAGGTTTTTTATCTTCATCACTTTGTTCAACAGATGTTTGATTATCTCCATAAGTGTTGAAAAATGTTGCAGCAAGTGCTGAGATTTTTTGTAAACGGCTAGTAGTAAGTCTTGAAAGATTTAAATCTTCTTGTGTGATAAACTCTGTATCTGGTGCATCAACATCAAATAATCCAAAGTCTGTCCCATCATGTGAATAAAGATGTCCAGATTTACACCCGGCGATTGTGAATTTAAGACGGTCTTTATTGTCTTTAGCAACTAATGATTTCATTTGAGCTTTTGCAAAAGCTTCGATTTGTGATTTACCCATTTGGTAACTCCTTTTTGTTTTGGATGAGAGAAGTATAGATGATATTTGCTTAAACAAAGGTTAAACTTTTAGTTAAACTTTTATAATGTAAATATTGACTTTTGGTTAAACTTTTAGGTACAATCTCGCAAAACTATATATAGGAAAAACTATTATGACATATGATAAAGAATTAAGAACTAGAATTGTAGCTACTAAACTTACACCAACTGAGTTTAGAAAATTAGAATTACACTGTAAAGGTAAAGGTACTACAATAAGTAGGGTATTACAAAAGAGTTTGAAAAAAATAATCAAATAATTTTAAAATCTAAACTCTTAATAAGGTACTGTTTTGTTTTTGGTCGTCCATAACCTTAGCATCAATTCAGTATCTTATTAAGGGTTTAACATGGTAGCTAGAATATGGACACTTCTCTCTCCCACCCTTATAAATTAACAGGTCTAGGTTTTAATGAAAATAGATACACCAGATAGAATAGTGTATGCAAATATAATATTCAATCAAGAAACAGGTAAAAAAGAGATGCCTTATGGTATTCGATGGGATGGTAAACGACTTCATGGTGAGAATACAAAAGGTTACAAGACTGGTGATGGGCTTGTAGTTGTAGATATAGATGTAAAAAACTTCAAAAAACTTACTAAAGATATGAGAAAAGTTTTAGATGGTTTAAAACCAACAGTAGAAACAGCTCGTGGTTATCACTATTATTTTAAACATAAGAACAGTTCTGAGTTTGTAAACAAGGCTGGTTACAGCCCTCATGTAGATGTTAGAACAGATGGTGGGGTTATATTCTCACAATACAAAGGTGATAGTGATAAGATTTCATATAAACGTGTTGGAGTTATACATAAGAAGATGCCAAAGAGTTTGAGAAAACTTTTGTTAAGTGATATGAAAGTAGCAAAAGTTAAGAGAGAGTTTAAGGGTAGATGGGAAGAGATTAAAAGTGGGCAAATACATGATGGGTGTATATCTTATATTATGAGAGATATCCGTAATGGTCTTAGTTATGATGAGATTGTATTAGCAGCACTTGAATATGTTGATAAATATTTAGGTGGAGATAAAAGAGAAGTTAGACTTATGATGGATCGTATCAAGTGGGGCTTTGATAAAGGTATTGAAAAAAAACTTGAAACATCTAAAGAAGTTGAGGTTGTTCATAATTCTCTTGATATTGGTCATGGGTTTAGTGATGAGGAAGTTAGGCAGATGCTTAAGTCAGCTCAAAAAGGGGGTGCTTTGGAACTTGAAAGAGTTATGAAGCAGATTAAGAAAAAACTTAAAATAAGCATGAGTACACTTAGAGAGATGTTAGTTGAAAGTCCTAGTAGTGGTGAGGGTATTCAAAATCTTTTTAAAGGTGAAGTATTTTGGGCTGAAAATATGGGTAGTTTTGTTGAGGTTGCTAACGATGGTTTAAATTATCATAATAAAACAAACTTTATACAAACTGTAATGAGTAGGAGTGGGTTTTTAAAAGCTTCTGAGGTGTCTGATAAGCTTCACACATTAAAAGGTTATAAGTTGATATACAACCCAACTTTAGATAGTGGTGAGGTTTATTATAATGGTTATGATAGTTATAATAGTCATATTGGAAATAAGTTTGAGAAGTGTGCTGAGTGTGCTGTTCCGAAAACTATTAGTAAAGTATTAGATAATTTATTTGAGAGTGATGTTAAAGCTCGTGAAGTTTTTTTAAATTGGTTAGCTTATATTATACAAACAGGTAAACGTACAGGTGTTGCTTGGGGTTTTTTTGGAGCTTCAGGAAGTGGGAAAGGTCTTATGGTTGATATTATAAGTAGATTACTTGGTCGTACGAATAGTAGTATAAACATAGGTGATGTAGATTTACAATCTAACTTCAATAGTTATGTAGCTAATAAACAATTTTTACATTTAAATGAAATAGCATCTACATTTCATGGTAGACATGGTGTTGCTGGTAAACTAAAAAGTTTGGTAAGTGATCCCATACTTATGGTTAATATGAAAGGTATGCAAGAGTATCAAACTGAAAACTTTTTAAACATAATATTGAATAGTAATAAACCAAACCCTATCGAAATAGATATTGATGATAGAAGATGGAATATGATTGTATCTGAGAGAGCATTGAGTTGTTTGAAGTGGTGGAAAGGTGATAAATCCTATCAGAAAGCTTTGAGTGAAGTTAAAGAGTTTGGAGAGTATTTAAATACTATAAAAGTTGATATTAATAGTGCTACAAAACCTATGGAAATGAGTAATGCAAAATCAAATATTATTGAACAAACTACATCAGATATTGAGCTTTTAGCTAACAATATTAATAATTCAAATCTTGAAAATTTGTGTGAAATGTTAGATGTTGATGAAGATAGTTTTCACATAACTTTAGATGAATTAAAGTATGCTACTAACAAACGTTATTGGTCTGTTAGTCTACTTAAGAGTGCTTATGATTATGTTTCTAATAGTGATAAGCCTTTTAATTATAATAAATATATGGTTAAACCTTACATAAAAGGTGAAAAAGTTTTGAAAAAAATAAAAGGGCTTACAATAAGGGGTCTTAATTTAACACCTTTAAATAATTAAAGTGTCTTATTAAGGTGTCTTATTTAAAAAGGTTACGACTTTAAGAGGGCTTAACAAAGTCGTAACCAAAGTCGTAACCTCTTCAAACCTCGTTGTACCCTTTCTTTATACTACTACTTTTATTAAAAGTTACAAGGTTACAACTATTTCTAAGTTGCTGATAGAAATATAGAAAAAAGGGGTAAAAAAGTATATATTAGAGCTACTAACTGAATTATAGTTGTAACTCGTAACCTCGTAACCTTTTTAAGTCCTCTTAAAATAAGGGGTCTTAATTTACAAATAGTTGCTAACATCAAAAGTGTTAGTTAAACCTTTAATTTTTAAGCCATTTTTACATTTGAGTATGATATTAGACACTTTAATAGTTAAGGTATGGTTAGGTATAGGTTAGGTGTAGTTTGTATCTTGTACCCATATAGGATTGACGATTTTTAACACCTTTAAGCTCTCTCAAAATGTATGCTCTCTAAAAATAGTGTCACTCTCAAAATGAAAAGCTCTCAAAATCGAAAAAGTACATATTTGAAAAAATGTTATAATACTTTTTAAGGAATTTTTAATGACAATTACAATAAAAAATATTAACCCGATTTGGACTTCTTTAAAAAGGTTTTCAACAGCTAATAGACGAGCTACAAATGATGCAATGAATAGAGCACACATTCATGCTAGAAAATTAAGCTCAACTGCTATGAGATCTGAATGGAAAGGTTTGAGTGCTGATAGAGCTAAAAAAGCGATTAAAGAGAAAAAATCTAAAGTATCAGATTTATCAACAAAGATGATTTTACAATCCCGACCCATATCATTATCTTCTTTTGGAGCTAAGTGGAGTAAAAAAACCCCAACAGGTAAAAAAACAAAAGGTGTTTCATATAAGCTTAAAGGTAAACGTAGGACTATGAAAGGGTCTTTTATAGCTAAAGGTCAAATGTTCTCACGTAAGAAAAATGGAGGATTAAGACGTCATGCTTCAATCACACCAACTAATATGTGGAAAGGTGTAGGTGCTGAGGAGATATACTTAAAAGCTTATGAAGAACGTTTTAGAAGTAGATATGACCAACAACTACTATATAGGTTATTTAAAAAGTAAGTATCACCTACCCTATACAACAGTTTAAAAAAATATTTTAAAAATCGGCGGGAATTTTTTTGTCAATTATATATACTATTAAGGCTTTTTGCAATTTTCGGAAAAAATCAAATAAAATGACAAACTGTCATAAAATTACAAAATGTCATAAAAACTAAAATAACAATAACTGTTTCTGTTATTAAAACTCTCTTAAATTAATCTTAAATATTATTTGCATTAATTTTCAAAACTTCATATAATTCTCTCAGTCAATCGGTAAACGGTTACAAATCACATCAAAAAGGTTAAAACATGAACACTCGTACTATAAAAGCTTTTGAAGCTATACAACCAAACAATAGCCCTAAATTGGAAATTAATCACATATTAGTAGATAACGTTAATATTGTTGTTACAGATACAACTATGTTATTAATAAAACCTCACAATTTAAAAGTTGATGAAAATATGTTACTTGTCAATGACAAAGCAAAGTTTAAAATAGATACTGAAGATCTTTTTAATGGTTTTAAAGTTAATAAAAATATAGCTGATGGTTATCCAAATTATAAAAGAATAATCCCTACTGGTGATTATATAATGTTTGATAATCCAATGTCATTTATAGATGCTTTATATACTGTAACATATAATCATAGTATATTATTTGATTATATTAAAATGTCTACAATATTTAAAAAGTTAGATAAAAACTTATCCAAAGTAGTTTCATATAACTTTAAAGATAAAAATCTACCGTTATGCTTAAAATTTGAAGATGGTGAAATTTTTGTAATAATGCCTCTTAATATGTAAGAGACATTTAAAAAAAACAATATTAAAAAAAAAGGTTAAAAAATGAAAACAGAGTTAAACAAATACACTAAATATCAATTACAGGTTATAGCTACTAAGTTATTTAAGATAAAATTATCAAAAAATAAAAGTGATTATATAAACACTTTAAATAATTATTTCACACGTCATGGCGATAATAAATATAACGACAAATTAATAACATTATGTTTTATAGGAAATTTAAAACCATATACAGATATTATCGAAGATGATGCTATTTTATATTTAAATTATTTAAAACCTTATGATAAATTTTTATATAAATATCTTTTAGGTTTTAAAAAACTATATGAAGATAACAAAGACAAAGTTAAAAAAACTTATGTAGATTATAATAGTACATTATTTAATAATCAGTTTAATACTTTAGATAATAAACGTTTTTTAGAGTTTGATAATTTTATAATACCTAGCATAGGTTATAAAAAATTACAAAATACCCGCAACAATACTTATATTTGTTCATATTGTGGAAAACAATATAAAGAAAATACAAATGATGGGTACTGTACTTCATGCCGTGGTAGTGAATTTTTAACAGAAGATAACTATCACTTATTAAAATTAATTAAACTTAGCTGTAAACCTCCAATAAAACATGAAATACCGAAAAGCATTAAAGATGATATTTTACATAAACAAACTATAACTGCTAAAATAAAATATAAAAAACAGTTAATATATGATAAAAAATCTTTAGAAAAAAAGATAAACTCTTTAAAATTAGAATTAAAAATTAAAGAGTATTTACTCAATACAGAAGATCTTATTATTTTATTATCTGATTATATTTTCTATAATCATAGTAATACTTTAGTTTTCGGGTGGCAAAACAAATTAATTGATAATAAATTAAAAATTGCTTTAAAATATAAAAATGAAATATCAAGACGTTTTAATATAACAGTTGAGGTAAAATAAAAATGTTAGAAATAATCAAAGAGGTTTTAGATGACGGGGAAACAATTATATATTTTTGTGAGTTATTAAAATGATTTATATACCATTTATATTACTTATCATTTTAGTTGCTCAAATGATTGAGCTAACATTTATCATCAACTTAGATGACACAATATTTTAAAAAAGGTAAAAAAATGAAAACTTATATCAAAGATGTAAAAGGTTTAAAAATTGTTGTACAACATGGGCGATGCACTTTTGTAAATTATAACCCTCAAGAGATTAGAATTTTAACAAAAGAAAATATTGATTTACCAGTATGTAATAATGTTAATATTGTCTCTAATGGGGTTATTAGAACTTTTAAGTTAGCTGAAAAATTTAATCCATCAGATTGGAAAAGAATTAACCCATCTCTTATGATTTTAAAAAAGGTAAAAAAATGAAAAGAAGATCCGATAAAAATAGATACAGCCAAACTAAACGAATTTTAGGCGAATTTGGATTAAAAGAAATAATAACTTATTTACTAAGTAATTACAAATTAAATACAATTATAAAATCTTTAAGTGACACATCACCAAAAGATATTTATAGATACGATTAAGAGGTGGTGAAAATGTATGATTATTTTTCTTTTTTTATATTAATATATATTTATGTTTATATATATTCATGAGAGTGTTACAACACTCTCAACAGCTTCAACACTCTCAACACTCTCAACACTCTCAACACTCTCAACACTCTCAACACTCTCAACACTCTCAACACTCTCAACACTCTCAACAGCTTCAACAGCTTCAACACTCTCAACAGCTTCAACAGCTTCAACAGCTTCAACAGCTTCAACAGCTTCAACAGCTTCAACACTCTCTTATCATATAAAATATACAGCTTCAACACTCTCTTATCATATAAAATATACAGCTCATAAAATATACAGCTCATAAAAATATGAACACTTAAAACTACAGCTCATAAAATATAAAAAAAGAATTGTATTTTTTACTGTATAACTTTTAATCAGTTTGACTATATCATATGTTAATCATTGTTATTTAATCGTTTATCTTTATTTTATATTGTTTTTTATACTACTTACTTGCTTATTTTTTAATCATCTTCATAATAATAGTTATTCACATCTTGTTTACTTTTAACATAGTTATTCACATAGTTATTCACGTCTAAAAAGTTTAACCCCCTATTTATAGGGCTTAAAAGGTACTCCTAGACGTGAATAACTCCACGTGGGGACGAGTCCCGTTTCTCATATAATTTTTAAAAAAAGTTAAACTCTATGGTTAAACCTTTTTATGTTATAATTGCTGTATAAAAAATAACCATAATAGTAATGAGGAGTTTATATTGGCTAAACTATATACAGCTAAAGAGGTTCATACTAAACTTACAAAAAAACAAATAGTAACAACAAAACTTTCTACTTTTCACGAACACGTTGAGAAAGGTAAAATACCATTTCATCATGTTGATGGTAAGATGGGTAAATTTTTTAAATATACAGAAGTTAAAGAGGCTTTAATTAAACAAGCATTGGGTTCAAGACCTCCTAAAAACTCAAAACCTATGTATGGTAGTAATTTAAAAACAGGTAAAACACTTAATGAAGATTTTATAGACAAATTAGACAATGCTCCTGAGCCTAAAAAAGGTCAATCACAACAAGAGTACGGAGCTGCTGTAGTAGCTGAGTTAGGTGTAGAACCTACATTAACAGATGCAAATATTTATAAGACTATTTATATAGGTAAAAGAGAAAAACTAAGATATGAGACTGATGCTGGATTATTAATATCAAGAGATGACGTTGAAAGTAAAGCTTTTGAAGTAGCTAGAACCATTAGAGATAAACTACTAACAGTGCCTGAGAGATTGTCAAATGAATTAGCCTCTATAGATGATCCACACATGATTAAAGAGTTATTGTATAAAGAATTTAAAATACTTTTAGATGGTTTTAGTGAGGAAGCTTTTAATGTATAGAATATTAGAAACCTCACAAGGTTTTAAAATACAAACAGAACATACGACATCACTTCTCGGTTTTCTTAAAACTACAAGATGGGTTGATTTAGGTATAAAGTATAAGGGTAGGTTTTTCCAAACAACTTACTATAAATCTATAGATGAAGCAAAAGCAAAAATTAAATCTTTGGTGTTTAAAGATAAGGTTGTATGTTATGTCAATTAATCCACTTATAAAAGGTGTTCAAAATGGTTTCAAACCTGATCCTAGATTTACAGTTAGTGAATGGTCAGATACCTATAGAATATTAACAAGTGAAGCTAGTGCTGAAGCTGGTAAGTGGAGAACAGATAGAACACCTTATCTAAGAGAGATTATGGATGAAATGTCCCCCACAAGCCCCACTCAACAAGTAAAGGTTATAAAAGGAACTCAATTAGGGTTTTCGTCTATCGCTGATAATATAGCTATGTGTTATTTAGATTTTTATCCATGTCCTATTTTATATATCTTACCTACTGAAACATTAGCTAAAGGTACAAGTAAACGACGTATTACACCATCTTTAAGAGCTATTCCACATCTAGCTAATAAGATAGTTGGTGGTAAAAGTAAAGATGATATTGGAGAAATTTTTTCAAAAGCTGTAGCTGGTGGTAACTTAACTTTCGGCTGGTCAAATAGTACCTCATCGTTTAGATCTTTTTCAGCACGTGTTGTTATTTTAGATGATTGTGATGGTTTCGGTACGTTTGGTGAGGGTGATGTTATGGAGCTTGGTAAAGCTAGAGCTGATGCTTTTTCCAATAAGAAGATTTACATCAACTCAACACCGACTATAGCTGGTGTATCAAACATAGCACAAGAGTTTGAAGATAGTGATCAAAGAGAATATGAAATGCCATGTCCTAGTTGTGGTAAATTTTTACCTTTTCAATGGGAATATATGCACTATGAAACGGATACTAAAGGTAATTTAAAAGGTGATGTTAAATGTGGTTGCCCGCATTGTGGATCACTAATAGAAGAATATCAAAAAACTAAGATGATGTTAAATGGTGTTTGGATAGCTCGTAATCCTGAACACATACATAAGGGTTATAGATTATCATCTTTTTATAGCCCTCTTGGATGGTTAGGATGGAATGAAATAGCTATAGAGTTTATAAAAGCTCACAAACTAATGCTAACAGGTGATGCTAGACTTATGCAAGTTTGGCAAAATACTCGTAATGCTAAAGTGTGGGAACAAGATTTAGATGGTGTTGATATTCCAAATGCTCATGATAGAGTGGAAGACTATGGTTGTGAAGTACCTAATGATGTATATGTATTAACCGCTGGTATAGATACACAAGATGATAGATTTGAAATAGAGGTTTTAGGTCACTGTAGGAATGGTGAAACAAAAAGTATAGACTATAAAGTCATAGCAGGTGATCCTCAATTTCCAGAAACTTTAACACAATTAGATAATTATTTAGAAACAACTTTCACTAGATGTGATGGTACAAAAATGAAAATAATAGGTAAGTGTTTAGATACAGGTGGTCATAGAACTAAAGCTATGTATGAGTATTGTAAACAACGTACTTCACAAAATATATTCGCTATTAAAGGTTCAAGTAATCGTAATGCCCCTATAACAAATAAAACATATCAAAATATGATACCAAACGAATTAACATTATTCAGTATTGGTGTAAATAATCTAAAAGATGATTTTTTTGCTAACTTAGAGATAACTACAGAGGGTGCAAATTATTGTCATTTTCCAAATAAACCTGTTTACAATGATAAGTATTTTAAAATGCTAACTGCTGAAAAAAGAAATGAAAAAAATGAATATGTTAAAGTTAGGTTGAGAAATGAAGCTTTAGATTGTAGAATATATGCTTTAGCAGCTTTACATATATTAGAAATTAATGTAAACCATCTACCTAGACCTATAATTTATATCGGACATAGTGATAATATAACTACAAATCAACAGCAAAAAACAGTAAATATCACAACAACTTCTAACTATCTTGATGAATTTTAATAATTTATGTTATACTTTCACATAATTAAACAGATAATGGAGCATTTATCATGGCTGTAACACTAAAAACATGGGGTACACAACTTCAAGAAGTGCAAACTGCAATAAGTGCTGTATTATTAAGTCAAAGTTATGATATTAATGGTAGAAGTGTAACTAAAGCTGATTTAGAGTGGTTACATAAACGTGAAGATTATCTATCACAAAAACTAACAACTGAGGGTGATGTTGTAGCTGGTCAAACACTTACTCGTGGATCAGCCTTGATTGAATTTGGTGATAGTTAATGAGTATTTTAAACTATGTAAAATATAAATTTAGAGGTTTTTATGAGGGTGGTAAAATAACTGCTGCTAATAAAGACTTTTGGAATGGTGTTAGTGATTTTGAAACTACAGCATCACCTGATAGAGATAGACTAAGAGCTAGAGCTAGATGGTTGTCAGCTAACAATGCTATAATGGATAATATTGATAATGCTATAATTAATAATGTAATCGGTACAGGAATTACATTGCAATCTATAACTGGCAAGAACAAGTTTGATACTGATGTAGAAAGTCGTTTTAAACGATGGTCAAATGATCCTAAGTTATGTGATGCTTCAAGTAGATTTACATTCAGCACTCTACAAAGAATGTTATTAAAATCTCGTATGGTTGATGGCGAAATATTCATTTATAAACGCATAACAAAAGATGGTTTACAACTACAGTTAATAGAAGCTGATAGTATGGATCGTGGTCGTCAAGATGGTGGTGTGGAAATTGATGAAGCTGGTAAACCTATTAAATATCACTTTATAGATAAAAATAACAAACCTTTTATTATAAGTTCTGAACATATTATAAATTATCACTTTGCTGAACGCCCAACACAATATAGAGGTATTAGTGAATATAAACAGGCTATTTTAGATATTAAAAACTTTTCAGCTTTTCAAACAGCTTCTATACAAGGTGCTAGAGCTAGAGCTAATATTGCTTATGCCGTTAAACAAAGTGGAAATACAAATAACTTTGGTGGTGATATTCAAAATAAAATACAAACAATAAATGGTGTTAGTGTTTTATATATGGAACGTGGTGAAGATATTACAAAACTAGACCCAGATAGTGTCGCTACAGATTATGTTCAATTTAGTGAAAATACAATTCGTTTAATAGCTACAGCTCGTAAAGTATCTTATGAGTTAGCTTTTAGAGATTATTCTAAAGTAAATTTTGCATCATCAAGAGCATCTCTATTACAAGATTTCAAACGTTTTGATTTTGAACAAACACATTTAGTTGATTACATACTTAATGATATTTTTAAAACTTGGTTAGAAGTTGAGATTTATGCAGGTAATATAAAAGCTTCTGGGTATGATAAATCACCTGAAAAATGGGTAATGCCTAAATGGATTATGCCTAAAAGAGATTTGGTTGATCCTCTTAAAGAAGTTACAGCTCTTGAAAAGAAAATTAAACTAAACATGACTACTGAAACCGATGTGGCAAATTCTTCTGGTGAAGACTATGAAAATATATTACGTGTTAAAGCTCGTGAAATAGAGTTAAAAAAACAGTATGGTGTTCCTGATTACACATTATTGGAGGATGAAAACTCTAGTAATGATGTAACATCAGATGGTAAACCTAATTTTGATGAGAATATAACAGGTGCTGAAAGTGCTGCATCTGATAACAACAAAGGAGGTAGTAAAAATGCCTAAACATTTACAAAAACGTTATGACAAGCTTTTAAAAATGGCAAATAGAACTGTTGAAGAACAGTTAGAGTTTGATAAACTAGATGCTTTAAAAGATAACTTAACAATGAAACGTGAAGCTCTTAAACATACTACGCAATCTCGTGGTATTACAGTAGCTGTTAACCGTGTTGAAGATAATAGCAACACTCTATCTTTTGTATTCATCAGTGATGATAATGCAGGTAAACGCTTCGATTGGGGTTCTGGAGAGTATTACGATGAACTATTAGATGTAAATGGAGCATCAGTAGAACATTTAAATACTTTTTTTAAAGATCACGAACGTAGTGTAGATAGTGCTGTAGGTAAAATCTCAAATGTGAGAGTTGAAAATGGTATGTTAGTTGGTGAGGTAACCTTTGGTAGTGATGAACAATCACAACGTATTTATAGTAAATATGCAGAGGGTATTTTAACAGATGTTTCAGTGGGTTACGAAATTCGTGATTATAAAGTGGAACAAGGTGCTGAGAATGAACGGGATAGAGTAACCGTTACCGACTTTGAGATTTTTGAAGTATCGGCTGTTGGAATTGGTTTTGATAGCGGTGCTAAGAAGCGCTCGGATGATGAAAATGGGAGTTCTGAAATGAATGAAGAAATGAAACAACGCCTATTAGCACTTGAAGCTATGGCAAAACGTACAGCGGAGGAATCTGCTGAAATGAGTAAACTACAAGCTTCTCGACAAGCTGAAGTAGATGCTGAGAGAGAACGTTCTAAAAAACTTGAAGCTGAGCTTGAAGATATGAAACGTGATAAAGAGTGTTACACTATTGTTGCAAAACATGGTGAAGTTGCTGAAAAACTTTATCGTGATAACAACACAATATCTCCTGATAAACTTAGAGCTTTAATTTTAGATGCAAGTGTAGAAAACACTCCACCTATGTCTCAAGGTAATTCAGATACAAACACTAGATCAGCTATGATTAATGCTATGATTGATGGTTTAGCTCTTAGAGTTGGTGCAAAAATAGAAACACCTCATGTAAACGCTGAAAATTATCGTCATGCTAAACTTATTGATATTGCTGGAGATTTAACAGCAGCTAATGGTGAACGTGGTGTTGGTTATTTAAGCCCTACTGTACTTGCTGAAAGAGCTTTAGTATCTGGCGATTTTCCTTTACTTTTACAATCAGTTGGTTCAAGAGTATTAACTTCTGAATTTGAAGCACAAACTGCAACATTTAAAGCTTGGATTAAAGAAGTTGATGTTCCTGACTTTAGAGTTATGACTGATGTTACATCTACTGTTGGTGGTGGACGTTTAGATAAAACACTTGAAAATGGTGATTTAAAAGAACTTTCAGCTACAGAAAAAGCTGAAACTTGGAAAATTGAAAGCTTCGGTAACAAATTTGTACTTACACGTGAAATGATTATCAATGATGATTTAGGTGCTTTTACAAACCTTTTAGCTACTTTTGGTAGAATGGCTTTAGCTACAGCTAATGGTATCGCTTATGACATCTTACAAGGTAAGAATGATTATTCCTCTTACAAAATGGCTGATGGTTCTGGTGTATTCATTGCAGCTCGTAATAATAGTTCTACAGCTGCTCTATCACCTGAAGCAATTTCTGCTGGACGTCTTGCTATGGCAAAACATAAAAGTAATGATGGTGAAACACCATTAAATATTCGCCCTAAATACTTAATTGTACCACCAGCACTTGAAGAAACTGCTCGTGAAATTTTAGGAGCTACTAACAAAATCTCTCCTGATGCAAACACAGGTGAAATTAACGTACATCAAAACTCTTTAGAGCTTATTGTAGATGCTGAACTTACTTCTGATACAACTTGGTTCTTAATGGCTGATACACGTACTGTTAAGATGGGTTATTTAGCTGGTACGGGTAGAAGTCCGGTAGTTAAAATGAATGATAGTACATTATCTCGTACAACTTTTGAGGGTGTATTTGATATTGGTGTTATGGTTGAAGATTATAAAGGTCTTTATAGAGGTAATGTGTAGAGCTTAACAGCTTTACACTATTTAAAAAATAGGATAAGATTATGAGAAAAGTTTTTGATGGTTTCGTTTTAATTATGGCGGCTACATTTGATACTGAAGTTGGGGATATAGTTGAGTTTGAAAACTCTATTGGTATTGCTCAAACTTCTGGTAACACAGGTGAAAAAATTTCAGTGGATACAGTTGGTGTTTATCAAATTTTATGTAATGGTTCAGATACTGTAAATGTTGGTTCAGAATTATATTACAATTCTACGGATGAAGAAGTAACTACAGCTAGTGATAGTGAAGGTGATGGTACAGGTACTAAATATCCTAGAGCCGGTATAGCTTGGAGTATTCCAGTATTTAATGGTGAAGACCACATTGTAGATGTTAAAATAGGTTAGGTTGTGTTATGACTTTAGATGAGCAAATGTTATTGGATGTTGAAAATATTTTTTTATCGGATATGACACATACGGCTATCTATAAGTCTAACCAAATAAAAGTACAATTTTTCAAAGAAAGCTTAGATAAAATGGATACACAGTATGACCTTTGTTGGGTAGCCTACACAGATGTTCCAAATATAGCCATAAATGACTTATTAGAAATAGACAATATTAACTATGGTGTTGTTGATTTCACAATAGATGAGTTTAAACATGGTGTAAATTTATTTTTAAGTAAGGTTTAAAAAAAATGACTAAAGAAACTGTAACAGAACTTGAAATTATTGATACATTAACTACAGTTGCTAAAGAAGCTGGTGAAGTTTCAGCTAGAGTTATTGTAGTTGGGCGAACAGCTCATTTAAATTCTATATCAAGAACTGTAAAATTTGCATTAGTCACTTCAATAAATAATGAGAATGTACTTAATGAATTAATAAGTAATAGTGTTGAAAATGATAGAATTTTTGAATTTGCAGGGTCGGAAACAAACCTACAAGGTGATTTAGAAATTGACTATTTATTTTTTGATGCTGTTATTTATGCAAAATTAGGAGCTTAATATGAGCGCAAAAACAAAGTATTACAACACAGGTGGTGGTGAGTTATTTTTCACTCCAATTGAAAATGGTGTTTTAGGTGTTGAAGCACCTTTTGGACAAACTGAGAATGTTTCATTTTCATCAACTGTAGAAACTATCACACATGATAACACAGAGGGTGATGTTACATTTGAAGATATGAACTTACTAAGTAAAATTACTGGTAAAATTACTGTAGATAGTATTGAAATTTCACCAGAAATGCTAACAAAAGCTTTTCTCGGAACTCGCTATGTTACTTCAGTAAGTGCTAGTACAGGCGTCACAGTACCTGTAACTATTTCAAATTTAGATGTGAACACTTATATTGGTGTTAAACAAGTATCAAATGTTACAGTATCTGATGATGGGGATACAATTACTTATGTAGAGGGTGTTGATTTCACACTAGACCTTACAAATGGTATGATAACAGCACTATCTACTGGTTCAATATTAGCTGATGATATTTTACACGTTACTTACGATAATGCAGCTTATAATGATATTCGTGTTGAAGCATTTATGGAAAGTAAATTAGAGGGTGTTCTACGTTTCGTAGGTCGTTCAGCATCTGGTTTAAATTATACATATACTTTCCACAAAGTATCATTATTAGCTTCTGGTGATTTTGCACTTAAATCTGCTACAGAGTTTGCTAAGATTTCTTTTGAGGGTTCAATGCTTGTATCTGATTTAATCAATGCTACAGGTGTTTCAAAACTGTTCAAAATAGAAACTTCTGAGTTATCTTAGTAATTTTATAGACTTCTCACTTTTGTGAGGGGTTTCTTAAATTTATTTAAAGGGTTTTTTATGTTTCCAACAACTAAAATGATAAAATTTGAAGATAGTACATCAATATTGTGTATGGATCTTACCTATGGTTTTATACTTAGCGTTAGAGATGGTACAATTGATGATAGTAAAGAGAATGTCATAGTAGATGGTACAGATTTAAGCATTGAAGATGTATTAAAGCTACGTTCACATAAGATCGAAGCTATATACAGCGCTATTATGCAATTAACATACCCTCACTTATATAATGAAGATGGAACTTTAAAAGATTTATCAGATGTTGAGAGTGATGATGATAAAAAAAAAGTTTAAAATATCTGGGAGCTAGGTTGCTTAGAAATGGGCACACAAATCTATTAAAATATAGAATAAACTTCTTTTATATATCTTTAGAGGAGATTAGTGATAGTATTGAAGATATAATTAGATATAATTCATTAGCACATAGAGTTTCTAAATTAGATCCATCAGACTATGAAAAATTTATGAACACTTCAGCTAATGATAAAACTTCAAAGAAAACTGTAACAGTTGATCATGAAGCACAAATGAAACAGTTTATGGAGGATTAATAGTATGGGTAATAAAGAACAAAAGATTGTAATCGATATACAGGCTCAAACTAGAAAAGCCGAAGCTGACATAAAACGTCTTAATCGTGAAATAAGCAATTTAAAAAAAGCCGATAAACAATTTTCAAAAACTTCAAAATCTGTAAATCAAATGACACGATCTTTTGCACAACTTACAGTTCATGTTGCAAAACTCGCAGCTATTTATGGTACATTTCAAGGTCTTACAAGTGTTATAACAACTTTTGCTGAATTTGAAGCATCTATAACACGTCTTGGGGTTATATCTGGGGCTACTAAAGATGAGTTAGAAGCTCTTAGAAGTAAAGCTGAACAGTTGGGTGAAAGTACTGTTTATTCAGCCTCACAAGTAGCTGATGGTATGAACGCTCTTGCTATGGCTGGTTTATCAGCACAAGAACAATTAGCATCTATTGAGGGTGTTCTAAATCTAGGTATCATAGGTATGTTAGATTTAAACACTTCAGCTTTAATTACTGTAAGAACTATGAACGCTTTTGGTAAAAGTGCTAAAGATGTTGGTAATATTACAGACACGATGTCAGTAGCAGCTACTGATAGTGCACAAAGTGTAGAACAGCTTGGTAATGCTTATGAAAAAGTTGGATCAGTAGCTAATGCTTTTGGTGTATCTTTATATGACACAACAGCTGCTTTAGAAGTTATGGCTGATGCTGGTCGTGTTGGTTCAGAAGCTGGTACACAGTTAAAAATTGTTATGTCACGTTTTGCTGGAAATAAAGAAGCAGCTAAGTATTTAAAAGAGCTTGGTGTTTCAATGTATGACACTACAGGTAATATTAAACCATTCAAACAACAACTAACAGAATTAAATGATAAATTAAAAGGTCTTAGTGAAGAAGCTAGAAATGTAAAACTTGGTGAAATTGCTGGTGAAGAGGGTAAAGCATCTTTAATTGTCTTAATGAATGGTTTAGATAAAATGGATGAGAAAGTTAAAAAGCTTAAAAATTCATTCAATAGTGCTAGTGAAAATGCTAGAGCTATGCAAGATAATTTAATTGGTAGTTATAAACAGTTAAAGGCAGCCTTAGAGGGTTTAGCTATTAAGATAGGTACAAGTTTAAGTCCAGCACTTAGACATATCATAGATGATGCTACAAAGTTCATATCAGAGCTTGATGAAGCTGAAATATCAAAGTTTGGTGATGATATAGCAAATCTAATAACACTATTAGGGGAACTTGGAAAAGTTTTCATATCTGTAACTGGTTTTGTAACACAAGGTTTAGCTCAATTTAGAGAATTGACTGGAGTAAGTGGTGGTGTTGCAGTAGCTGTAGGATTACTTATAAGCAAGTTAGTTAAAGCTAAAACAGGAATGTTTGGTTTTACAAGTAGTCTTATAGCTGCAAACCCTGTTTTAGCTGGGTTAGCTGTTACAATAGGTGTTGTTACAGTAGCACTAGAACAATATCGATCTGAGGTTGAAGCTACAACTAATGCTACAGATAATTTTAAAACATTAACTAAAGAGTTCGGAACAGCTTTAGAAGATGTTATGAATAGTGCTGAAAATATTACAACACCAGAAGCTTTAAAAGCTTATATAAATTATTTAAATAGTGGTTTTGATGATATTAAACGTCAAATACAAGACTATAACAAACTTATAGATAATTTAAGTAGTGGTTGGGTTAGTTCTGATGATGAACAACAAATTCAAAGTTATAAAAATGCAATAGCAGAATTAAATACAAAGTTGATGTTAATTAATAAATCTAAAGAGATTTTAACTAAACGTGGAAATGAACTTACAAATCAACTACTAGAAGAAGCAGAAGCTGCTAAAAAAGCTAAAAGAGAAGCTGATAGATTAGCCTCATCAACAATGGAACTTACAAAAGCTAATAAAAAAGTTGTAGAGGCTTCTATAAAAACTTTAACTTCTCGTAAAAATGCACAAGAGAAAACATTAGGTACGATGTTAGCTAAAGAGAAAAAATATGTAAAAGATATTGAAAAATTAGAACAACAAAAGTTAGATATTCATAAAAAATATTCAGATGATCGTGTAAAACTAGAACAATCTTATGAGGATAAATCATTTAATGTAAATCAGAAAACAGTCAATGATTATAAAGCTTATAAAAACGAACAAGCAAGAGCTGATAAAATGCTTTCTAATTATAAAAAAGCATTAGATAAAGGTAATTATGAAGAAGCTAAGAGATATTTAGATAGTTATGATAGTTTAATAAGTGTTAGTGCTGGAAATGAAATAAAAGTCGATGAAAAGGTATATTTAACTAAGAAACAAACAGCTGCTGAATTTGACAAAGATTATAAAGCATCTTTAAAAGGTAGATTAGAACTATCTAAAATAGCCGAACAACAAGAGATAGATGCTATAAATGATAAATTAGAAGCTCGTAAACAAGATTTATCTTATCAAAAAGTGCAAATAGAGTTGCAAAAAGATATGTTAAAACTCTTAAATGAAATGGTATCAGAACTAACAGGTGTAAAATTAGATATATCTTTTGATGCTGTTAATGCTAAGGTTGCAGATTTAGATAATGATATTACAAACCTCACTTCTAAGCAAAGAAAACTTAAAATAGATTATGAAACTTCTGATTTATCTAAACAAGTAGATGAAGATACTAAAAAAGCCGATAACAAAGCCGTGGTAGATGTTGATGCTGATACTAAAAAGAGTGAGCGTAAGTTTAAAACTTTTAAACATAGTGTAGAGGGTACTCCTGTAGATGTAGATTTAGGTGTAGATACTACAGAGGCTGATAGTAAGTTTAAAACTTTTAAACATAGTGTAGAGAGTACTCCCTTAGATGCTAAAGCTGATTTAGATATAACACAAGCCCTAGCTAAAGATAAAACTTTAAATGCTGCAATATCTAAGCCTATTAGAAAAACTATATACCTTGATTATGTGGAAACTACACAACGACATAAACTTGGTGGGATAATAGCACCAACACCAAAACTACCTCGTTTTCAAGATGGTGGACACCTTGATAATGGTATAGGACATACTACTAAGAGTGGTAAATTGCAAGGTTACGGTGGAGGTGATAAGGTTAAAGCCCTACTTGAAGCTGGTGAGTTTATTATTAGAAAAGAAGCAGTTAGAAGTTTAGGATTAGATAGATTACATCAAATAAATCAAGGTATGTTACCTCGCTTTAAAGATGGTGGTTTAATCGGAGATACAACACAAACTACATCTAAAGTAACTTCTCAAAGTTCTCGTAGGAAAGTTGATTTAAACTTAAATTTAGGTGGTGGGACTTTCCCTATGGTAGCTGATGAAGATATTATAAATGCCCTAGAAAGATATACACGTGAAAACTTGTGATATAATATGATATTAGGAATTTAAAATGAAAATAACTCATATTGGTAATATTGAATTAACCTACCCATTATGGTGGGAGGATTTTAATAAATCAGACACATTTTTCTCATCTACTGAAACTACAATAACAGGTGGTACGATAGTTTGGAATACAGTTAGAGATAATAGTGGGAAAAGTGTAACTCTTAATAGTAGAGGTGATGGTTGGCAAAAAATAAGTGTCAAAGATGCTATAATATCTTTAGCTAATTCAACAAACACCTCAACAACTATAACACTTTCAGATAATACTATTATAAATGTTAGATTTAAACACGAATTATCAAATGGTGCTTTAGAGTTTGAGAGATTGTTTGATGCTAATTTAGTTGATTATTACAAGTGTAAAATATACTTAGCGAGGGTTTAAGATGGCTTTAATATATAGAATACCAAAAGGATTACCATTAACTTATGAGGAGGGTGATGCAAACTTATTGTATTTAGATAAAATGCAAGTTATTTCCATAACATCACCAACTTCTACTGATGATATATCTAAAGGTTTTGAGGTTGATAAGTCTATATGGATAGACAAAACGACAGGTAAAGAGTATTTTTGTACTGATAACACATTAGATAATGCTGTATGGGAGGAAAAACTAATACCAGTAGAAGTACCTCCAACTAATCCATATTGGAGTTACACAACTATGTATATTTCAGAGGGTGTTCCAACTTTAAACATATATACAGAGTATTATATAGATAGTACAAATATTACTGAAGCTAATTTACCATCAGCTGATAATTATGATAGATTTAAAATTATTGATTATAAAGGTATATTTGATGTGAACAATTTAACTTTACTATATGATGGTATAAACACTATTATGGGTTTAGCTGAAGATTTAGTTTTAGACGTTAAAAATGCAAGTATCGAACTTGTTCATATAAATGGTGATTGGAGATTAGTATGAGTTTATTAACAGATTTTAGTGGTGGTGGTTCGGGTGGTTATGCAATAGCTGAGTGGGGTGAATACGATAATACTAAATACATGGAAGTGGATCAAACATCTATTATAAAACCTACTCTGATTGGTGAATGGACTTATAAATCACCTATGCCAGTAGCAGCAGATAGTGTAAGTGCTGTAGCTATTTCATCTGATGATTATTTAGTATTAATTGATGGTACTATGTATAGATATACACCATCTGTAGATACATTTACTGAAGATACAAACTACACATTAACTCATCATCATGGAACTCACATGGTTGTTTACAATGATGGTGTTGGTGATTTTGTTTATATATTTGGAGGATATGGAGCAGATAATGTAGCACTTGATTTATATTCAGTATTTGATGTTACAAATGGAACATACACTGACAATGGGTCAATGTTATTAGGTACTTTAGTTAGATCAAGTGCTTGTATGTCTGTTAGTGAGGGTGGATCTTTTATTTATATTTATGGTGGATTAATTAATGATGTTATATCAGGTAGTTTATGGGCTTATGATATTGTTGAGAATACTTTTTCCGAAATAACAGGTGGTGAAGTTTCTATAATAATATCACCTAGATTTAATCACTTCATTACAATATATAATGACATTCTTTATATATTTGGTGGGGTGGATGATCAATCAATAGCTGTAAATACTGTTTTAAAATTCGATACTAATAATTTAGCATTATTACCTAATGCTAAAAGTGGTGGTATATCTGGTAATATTATTGGTGGGTTTGTAGATTTTGGATGGGTTAGTATTGTATCTGATGGCGGTGTTAATTTTGGATATGATATTAATTCTGAAATATTTTATAAACGGTCAAATGCTTTTTATGATGTATCAGCTTTAGAAACTCCTTATAAAACAATTTTCAAC